AAGTAACTCGTTCAACGACAGCTTCAAGAAGTTCAAGACCAAAGACCCGGTGAAGCCCGAAGACATGGGCAAGCCGAAGGTGCGCGAGTCGGTTGACGCCATAGTGAACGAAGAAGACGAGTTGTGACCGTGAATTACAAAAAGGCCGGGTGCCGCAGAGTACGCAAATACGCAGAGGGCGGGCTGGTGGAGCCGGGTAACATCGATCTCGACAGGCGACCTGTCATCCATAACAAGGACGGGTCAATCAGCACCGAGCGGTCCATGTCGTCGGAAGAAGACGGCAAGGAGGTGCTGTACCCAAGAGTGTATGGCAAGAGCATACTCAGTGAGGAGGATGCGGGGCGGCTGTACCGAATGAGCGGCAAGCATCTGGGCAAGTTTGCTACGCCCAAAGACGCCGACGAGTACGCCGAGAAGCTGCACCAGCGTCAGGCAGAGAAATACAGGAGCAGATAATGGTGTTCACCACTAAATATGCGAAAAACCAATCCAAGAAGGTCAAGAAGTTCGCTGATGGCGGACTTGTTGATGAGACGGGTAAAGCACCCGGCAAGCACTGGCGGGAGCTTAAACCGAACCCCAACGATCTTGTCGATGAGGCGGGTAACTTTCCCCCCGGCAAGCATTGGCGAGAACTTACTACGCGAGGGGACTACGCTAAGAAGATAAACCGCTTGCGTGGAGAGATTGAGCAATCCGAACAGGCTGGCAGGGACTTCCAAAGCGGGAAGAGATAGCGAAGACCGGGTTTCCGGGGACGCTTTTAAGTGATAGAGAGGGAATGCGGACATGATCCGCGTTCACAAGAAGGAAGACGAAATGCCCCGTGGCATCCCAAACAAGAAGAAGAAAGTGACCAAGAAGCGTACAGCAGCCAAGTCGGCTGTGAAGAAAGTGGCCCAGAAGGTCATGAAGCGCCGCAAGAAGAAGGCGTAAGCTAACAACCTTCGGAGGATTAGCGATGGTATATGATCCAAAGCATATGAAAATACAGCCCGTTAAACCTCCGAAGGTTAAAAACAGCCCCTTCAAAGAGAAGAAGGTTGCGGCGCTGAAGTTATCCAAAGGCGGCGCGGTTAAAAAATAAGGTGAGTGCGCGTCGATGAGCGGTGCCTAAAATAAAGGAATAACGTAATGGCTGGGAAGCGTGATCCCTCTTCGCACCGTACTCCTGAGCAGATTCGCAAGATGGACCGGGGCTATAATTCTCGCCCTGAGATTATCAAGAACCGCTCGCAGCAGAACCAAGCCCGCGCCATTATGACGAAGAAGCTCGGCGCTGCGGCGCTTGCCGGTAAGGATGTGGCTCATAAAAAGTCTGTGATCTCGGGTGGGAGTAACTCGGTGAGTAACCTTGGGGTTCAGTCCAAGAAGAAAAACCGGGGCTGGGAACGCAACCCCGGTGGAAGACCCTAAGTCGCGATCACCTTGAAAGTACGCTGGGCAGTCTGGGCGACATTAGCGCCGCCGAAACTGGATACGAACTTGAGATAAGTGCCGTTGGGCCAATCCTTTTTCTCCAGCTTGATCGCAGCACCCGCTGGACAGATCACCTCGTAAGCCCTCTGTTCCGCCCACACCGGATAGAAAGTGATGTTATCGGGTGAAAAGAGAAACCGCAGGTTTGCGGGGCCGGTCCACGCATCCGGCGCGATAATTACAAATGGATCGATTTGCCCCAGAAAGAAGGAATCGGATATGTACTGTCCTGCCTGAAACACCGGGCCAATCTTGACTTGCATCGTCTTCCCCTTATCCAGTTACGAGTTGGAATACGCGGTTGGCTTCTTGATTGACCTCTTCGCCGCTAAAAACAGACACGAGCCTGATGTAGCTGGCCTTGGGCCACAGGTTTGTCTCTAGCACCCATGCGCTGCCGGGAACGCATGGCTGCACCCATTCTACACCGCTATGATAAAGCTGGTACCAGTTCGTGCTGTCATAGGAGTAGAGACACTTCAGGTTGGCGGGCAGTGTCCAGTCATCCGGCATAAGCAGGACGAGCGGCTGCGTGTTCCCAATGTTGACGACATTGGTGATTGCAGTGCCCGCGTCGAACGTCGCAGTTATAATAGCCATAGTTTATCCCTTCTTAGCGCTTCATGGATTCTTCAATTTGTTGGCTGGCTATTTTTGCTTCCAGTTCCAGCAGCTTAATGCCTCGGCGTACCAATACAGTGTCGCCGTCGTATGCTTTCTGGATATCCATGACAGCGGTGCAATGGATCAGATCGGCTGTGACCCCCGCTTTGATCCTGCTGCAACAAGGTCCGCAGAAGAACATATACACATGACCGTGCCATTCCATGTATGGCGGGCGTAAGTGTCCGCCACAGTTGCTGCACTTGGTATCGCCCTTGGCATAGGTAAATTCTGACCTAGTTACTACGACTGACATCAGGTGATCCTCCAGATTCGCACGCCCTTGGAGACAGTCTTGGTCCTCCATGTGGTGCCGTTCTTCCTGCGGTAATGCTTGATCGCCCACCGTACACGCCTCGCGGCGATCTGGCGGTCGGGGCCTTCGCACGGTACTAGGAAGCTATCCCCCGGCTCCAGCCGCTCAAATCCGTAATACGCATTGGACGGAGCAGCCGGATACGTAGCCGGGGGAGTAATGTCTTTTTCGATTGCAAACATGGGTTTACGCCTCGTCGATGAAATTGGCATGTGGAGTGCCTGCCAAATTGATCTCCAACAAGTACTCAGACGCGCCTGCATAGTCGGTTCCAGAGGCTATGCGAGCGGGGACTGTAATGGCCCCAAGTTCAGCGGCGAGTGACTTCATCATGATATGGATGGAGTAGCCGTGTTCTTGGAGCCATTGCGTCAGGAACGTCTTACTAATCCTAACGACCTTGTCCTGCACACCGATATGGACTTGGATCGCGTCCAGCCGCTCGGGGTGCATGGTTTTGATTTCGATAGTACCGGCAGCGGGCTTGCCGCGCCCGACGTGGACGCGGTTGGTACGCAGGGTGTGGCGGGCACGGCGGTCGTTGAGGAACTGCGCCAGCACGTTGACCACATTGAAAGCATCCGACATATCGACGTGGGACGCCTTGCGGTCACCTCGCATATTGTCGAGTACAGCTGCCAGAAACTTCTTCATCCGCACCAGATCGATGTTGGTGAACTTGAGCATGTTGGCATATTCGGCACCCTTCAGGAGCGTCACGATCATGACACGCCAGAAGCGTTCCTCGTTGGCCATACCGAACTCTTTGCTGAGTTCTTCATTGAGCGCGAACACCTCAGTCTCGATGGTTGCGAAGTTGCGCCCAAGAAACTGGGCGTACTCCATGCCCACTACGCCATGGTTCTGGTCAAGGACACCGTGGATTTTGTCGGCCAAGGCGCTGCTGATCTGGCCCTTGCCGGTCTTGTTGTGGGGCACTGCGTATTCGAATACCCGGTAGATGCCTGCGGCGGTATTCTTGGAGTTCTGGGCGACGTGATCCATGATGCTATCATTGGATGCACTGATCATCATGGTACGCCATGACCCGGCTTCCTTCATGTTAGCGTTCTGGGTCATGCGGTCCTTTTCACGGCCCTTGACCAGATCGAACACCATCTTGACGAAACGCTTGCTCTCGTCTTCACCTTTAAGCTCGTCCCAGTAGATGGGAAGGCTGTTGATCTGGCCCATCTTGCCGAACACGCTGTTGGACGTGTCCGTCGTGCCAGCCATCGCGGTGTGCGGATTACCCCACACGGCCTGCGCGATCCGCATTGCGGTGGTCTTGCCGACGCCCGACTCGGTCGAGTAGGTACTCAAGAGAATACCCGGCAGGTTGACGAACCGCAGGAGCGGTGCAGCAAACGCCGAAGCCAAGATGGCGTCGAGCGCAGGACGATCCTGATCGGTAATCATCTTGGCTGCTTTGATCCAATGGTCTTTCTCGCCCATTGGCCTGAAGCGCTTGACCAGCACCGGGTCTGGGTTGGCTGCGCCACGGTCCAGATTGTTGGGCATCCACAGGCTTCCGCCGAAAACGAAGCCTTCAAGGTTGCCTGTATGGTCCTCTGACCATCCGAACGGGGATGAGCTAACCACGGCTTGCTTGCTTCTTTGAAGTTTTTCGATCCACGACACAACAAACTCCCTTATGTTTTTGGCCTCGCCATCGCGTATCGGCATGCCTTGGTTCCAGAGCAGCCGAATCATGCCCTCTTTGGTGGATGCTTCCTTGAGGGGCAGCGCGATCCTCGTTGCGCGACCCAACTCGGTGTTGGTCGTGAAGTTAAGCGTTTGCTGCGGGCTTACTTGCAGCGTCGGATTATACATCGGGTAGCTGCTTAACGGCCAATCTGATGTAGAGCCGTCGTTATCGATCATGATCCGGCAGACTATGTTATTTTGTAGCCGCTTGAAGCCAGCTGGGAGATCGTCGTTGCTGACAGATGTTCCGTTAACTCCTTGATTACCGTTGGGCGGCGGCGTCTGAGCCGATACCTTTGCCATAAGCTTAGTTGTGGCAGCGTGGAGAGGAGATCGATTTGTCGCAAAGTGAACGCAAGCTTGGCACCCTTGGTGTCCGGATGCAGAGATCGTGCGGCAAGCAGGCCAGCCAAGACCCTTGCTCTGGCGCTCGCGCTCCTTGCGGTCGAAGAGTTCATCCGTTGCGGCTTGATCGTAAGAACTGTGGCTGGACCCCATGCGGTGGGCATCGGCTCGGCCCCCTTCGGTGAAGGTCGAGATAAGAGTGGTGAGGTTCCATAAGGGGTTAGCAAAGTCCTTACCTCCAGTGGTAATCGCCTGATTAATGAAGCTACACTCGGTGGCGACAATATCCAGATCAACTAAAGGAAAGCTCTCAATTCCCATTTCGAGATCGCTGGCTTCCTCGATTGGCGGTTTGCGAGGGAAGCCGTCGAACGGCGACAGTGCCTTAACAGGAACGGCTACTTTGAAGGGCGCAAGCGCTGTCTCAAGGCGCTCCACTGAGTAGTCACTACCAGTCCTGCCGCCGACAAGGCCAACAGGACGAGATACATCCAGCTTCCGGTTGAGAGTGTCAGGAACCCGAAGAATGCGAGCGCTATCGATAGTACAGCCGGTATCGCATTTGAGGCCATGGGCTTTGGTTGCCTCTGCGAGCGCGTTCGCCAGTGGCTGCCATTCTGTCGGTGTGAGTGCGCTGGCGAACGTCCAGTAAACATGAAGCCCTCCTCCTGATGTTACGATAACGCTGGGCTTGGGCAAGCCCGCTTTGGCGATGAAGTCGTTCAGCGCCGCAGCTGCGTCATTGACGTTTGCATAGCTGTTGAGCGCTTCTCCTTTGGCGTCGAGGTCGATGAAGAGGCTTTTGAGTTTATCTGCGTTGTCTTGCGAGCGGATGGGCAGAACATAAGGGATGCCCTTTTTGGATACTTTTTCGAGCGCTTCCTTCTGCGAGGACATGCAGACGTAGATGTCCTCCACATCGCTCAAAGTCATGGCCCACTTAACTGTGGCTACGGCTTCATTGACTGAACGCACCGCGCGCCCCGACCAGATCGGTTTGCCGGTGCGTTCGCTAACCGTTTTGAGTTTCCAGTGGATGTTTATGTAGGCGGGAGGGTCACCCTCCTGCGGCCAAGGCAAAACCTTGGCAAAGTAAGCTTGCGCGTGTTCAAACATGCGACCTGATCCGTGGGGGGTGGGGGTGGGGGGAGACGCTGCTCCCCCCAGTAGTTTTTAGTTTGCATCAGAGAGAAGATTGTCCAGTTGAGCTTCCAAGCTCGCTTCGAAGTTTTCTTTTTTCGCTACAGCTTCTGCTGCAACCGGCTTAGTAGCGACAGGTTCTTCTTTAACAACCGGATCAACTGGTTGTTGTTTTGCAGCAGGTGCTTTTGCTTCAGTCTTGTTAGTTGCAGCCTCTGCTTTAGGGGCAGCGATTGCAGCCTGTGGGGTGACAGCGGGCGTCGTTGGTAACTGTTTCGCGGGTACATTACGAGGTTCCTGTTCCAGTTCAGAACCTTCGGAAAGAATTTCCTTGACGGCGTGTCCAGCACGTAAATCCATTACCGCGTCGGCTTGTTCGTCGTTCAGAGGCGGCAACGGTGTCAGCACCAGCTTAGGGTACGCTTGATTTGGGTCAAAGGAAATCTTGGTCCCTACAGTGAAATAGGGAAACCCCATTGAGCGCATTTGCTGGCTGTAGTTCTTGAACTCTGTAAGCGAGTCAGCAGGAACACGCAACAACATCGGCCCGCCGAATGTCTCGTTGCGAATGTCACCTAGCGGACTTACTGCGACCCGCTTGGAGTCGCGGCAAGCCTTGCCGGGTTTACCTGCTGCGGTAATGCGTGAACCCCACTGGTTCTGCGGGCACGATGCGCAGTTGGCATTCTGCTTCTTGGTCGAACTGGGATGCGGCACGATGCCGTTGTGCGAGAAGCACTCGGGCGGCTTGGCTGCGCCGTCTTCATACTGTTCGTAGAACACCTTGGAAAGATGCTGCGAAGCAGCAAGAAGGACCAGTTCAACGCTGTTGCGGGGACCGTCGTTGTCGGGACGCATGAGGACATGCGGCTCGGCACCAGCGCGGGTGATGGTCCACACCTTGCCCTTGATGCGCAGGATGGGATAACCGGCGGTTACGCCACCGGCCATCGCGTTGTCGTCAAGCGCGTCTCCGAACTTTGATGACAGTTGTTT